GATGCGGGGGGGTTTTTGATGCCGTGGTTACTATTGGCCGCGGCGATGGTGTTCATCTCCTTCGCGTCGACGGGTTTGTTCGGGTCGTTGTTATTCATTGGACGGAGGGGGATGTCGGGGTTCGTCTTCGGAAGCACCTCGTCCATCGTCTTCTGCTTAAGGGACTTGGCGGCGGGGATGCCCCCGCTCGCGCTCGTCTCGCTCGATATGTCTGTACGTTTGGTAGCCATGATTACATGAGGTTAAGTCCGGGGCACTGCATGATGCCGCCATTCTGAATAATGTTCGGAGCCTGATACGTGCCCTGACGATATTTGCGCAGGTGGTCATTCAGGTATTTGACGGCAAGGCCGTAGCTGTCTGTCCCCATTTGGGTATTGCCCTGCTCGTTATAGACCACGGCCAGCATCATCGCCTTCAATGCGGGAAGACATCCGGGGTAGATACGAACCTCCTTGTCCTCCCATGCCGCGTCATCATAAATGTTAAGGGACAGGCCGCGCAATGCGCACCGTGCCGAAACCGTCATGACGTTGCTCGCGGGGTTGTCGTTGATGCCGTTACTGCCAGACAATACCGAGTAGGTGCGGAGGTTCTGTTCATTCAGCCCCATGTCCAGCATAATAGCATGATAGCCGCTATCGTGCTTCGGATATTCGGAACGGAACCAAGTGTTGCTTTCGAACATGGCCCGGTCGATGATGTTGTATTTCTTGCCGCTGGGCGACCATGCCTCGACAATACTATCATATTCTTCGGGCAGGGAGATAGAACCCCCGCGAGGGATTCCTTCAAAGTCCAAGGTATCCACGGAATCCGGGGATACCGTGGCCTCATTGAGCAGGAGGTTCTGCGCTTCCTTCAATATACGACGGAAGTCGACGTTGGACTTGGACGGCGGCTGGTTTGTGATGAGCATGCAAAGCTCGTCACAAACATTGCGATAGGTCAAATAGGATTTGGTAATAAATGCCATGAGCTTAACTGGGTGGATAAATGGTTACTTTCTTGCACATCATGCCTCCGTTCCACGGGGATGCGTAATAGGAGGTCACGGGTTTCCAATCTGTGTGGGTAGTCCCCGGAAAGTTCGTATTAAACGCGCCGGGAAGCCACTTGGCGTCCTGATTGCCAACGGTTACGGTTATAGCCAGCGGGCCGTGGAGGCATGCGCGGCGAAGAGAAATACCCACTGTTCGTCGTGAACTGTACCGACGTCCCAAGGCCCCAGCCTTTAGGCCATGTTCCGTCGGGGGAGAAGGCTTCCTCTACCACGGCGGTGCAGGGGCCAGAGTAACTGTCCCTCATCATCTTGGTCTGCGGGAAGTACTTGCCCTCCTGTCTACCGGAGAGGTCGGGCCTCGTATCCCACGGAATCCAATAAACCGAACCGAACACGGCAGGGAAACTGTAGTTCATCGTCGTGGTATATTTTTTGTAGTACCCGATTCCCGGAATCTGCATGTAACTATCTACGGCGTAACAGGGGTTCACCCATTGGCGCAGGACGACGCGTTGAATCTTGTCGCTTGTCGCGACCTTCTTAAAGGTAGACCCCGTAAGTGCGCACAGGGTAAGATTAAATTGGAAATAGGGAAACTTTTGCCCACTGTAGGATAGCGTCAGTTTATTGACTACCTCCGCATTGAGAACATAATCCCCAGCATGGTATTCCTGCTTAGCGGTAGTGGTGCTCTGAACCGTAAGAACCTTTTGCGTATCTAGGTCCACGGTTTCTACGTCAATGGCGAACGCCTTCTCACCGTTAATCAGAATGGGAATAGTGCCATTGATTGCAGACCCTCTGGGATTAGCTATGACTACTAGGTTAAGCCGCCCATATTGGATGTCCAGATATGCCCCCTGTATCCCGGAAGGAAGCGACCCTACGGAGAACATCATTTCAGAAGTATACGAAGCATCTCGTTGAAAGAAGGTAAGCCCTTGGGCGTTTCCTACGGGGAAGGTCCAAGTTTCGTCCGTAACAATTTCGGCATACAGGGTGGACTGAATAACGGTCTCCATATCTATCTTAACCTGTCCGTCTTCGGTGTACCACGGGCCTTGTGGATTGACGGCAAAGTATGCGTAGTCAAGCCAGAAGGTCCCCGGCGAATAAGTTGTAGGATAGCTGTTCTGAATATACAGGTTCCACAATCGTTTATCACGGAAATAGATGCCGAAGTTTCCTCCCCTGTCAGAGTTAGAACCGTTGGGTTGAGCACTAAGAATCCCGCTAACGCCCATAAAACCTTGGTACTCTGGGTAGTTAGGGTCGTTCATACCGTAGTTCAAATAGGGAATGCCCAGTATCTCGGTAGGAGTTACGGAATCTTCTTGAACCGTCAGGTCCCAAGATTCCACATTTTCAATAGTAGTCCACCTCATGTCAGGGACGGTGACGGGAACCAGCGTAACAGGCTTCTCCAACTTCCGGCCATAGTAGGTATTGCCCACGGCATCCGTGTATTTGGTGAATCCTTCCTTCTGCCAATCGGTATCGAAGTCAGTGCTCGGATTATGTACAATCTTCCGCAGTACAGGATAGACCTGATTGGTTATCCTGTCAAACGAGGATTCCCAGAATTCATCAATCTGGTCGTAGGTGGTGCAACTCTTTCGCGTTTCCTTGTGGCTATATCCTTCATGTACTACCACAGAGGAATCTACACGCCATTGGCTACAGTTCTCGCCGGGGTCAGGAGGGTCAATCGCAGGGACATCGCCGTTCGCTGTCCAGTCGACGGACTGGCTAGTCGTCACTGTTGTATTGATGCACCGGACAAAACGGGAATCAGGGTTACAACAATTACCGGAGAGGCTGTTCTGTTCCTCTTTCTCCGCAATGTTACTGTTCCGTTTGTACATAGATACAAGGGTGTACATCTGCGTACTCGGATAACTGCCCTTGTCCCAGCCAGCACTAACGGGCTTATTGTCCAGTTCAAGGAGGGGCATGTGAGGAATGCGGGCCTGACCCGGTTCCTTCCCTCCACCATCGACGGGCCAAAGCGGCGCGGCCCAGACCTCTCTCGATAACTTAATTGCAGTCTGTGCTACCCATTCAGATTCGGGCAGGGACGTTCCCGGACCACCTTCATCCCACACCGTATCTCCCTTCTGCCAAATGTTATAAGGGACGAACTCTTTAACCACAGGTCCCGGCAGGGTTTTATACACACGGATGACCTTACGAAAGTACTTGCGCAGGTGTTCCTCTTCGAACTGGGCTACTTCTTCATATACCAGCTGGGCATCATATGCCGTGTAGAAATGCTGGTCATAGAAGTCAGGGTCAAGCTTTTCGTTGCTGGGGTCAAACGAGCCAAGAGGGAGCGGGGCATACGCGGAATCCGTGGGTTCCACCCATTCCCGTGTAATCTCGTAGAAGTCCTTCAACTCTTCCGTGTCTGCATCCGGCCCCATGAACTTACCCGTAGCGGCAGTATCTTTCAACGTATAGCCGTCACGGATTTTCTTCATGTCCTGAATGTTATATCGGAACTGCTGTTCCGGCGGGACCATGTAGTAGAAACGATAAACGTGCTGTCTCGCCGCCTCATTGACGGGTTCGACATGCACGAGAACTGCATCCCGCATGAACGGGAGGAAGGTCGTACCTGCGGTGGGTACGAACGGAGTTCCCAATTCAATGGTAATCTCGCTGGGATTCTTGGCAATCCTCTCAACGAAGAACATCACGTTCTTTACCACAGGAGTGGGAAAGTTAATTATCGGCTCACCCATTGGCCTGTCAGGACTGAACCCATTGCGCCACGAGGAATCCGTGGTTCCAATGGGTATCGTCGGAGGCTGTGGGTTGGAGGCCGGAGTGTTAGGAATTAAGGCCATGTATATTGGTTTGATAGAACGACATGATTGCACCGGGAAGCGGGGGTGTCCACAACATGTGCACATGTCCGTTCAACGTTAATTGCATTGGTTCTCCCCGCTGAAAACTTACTGTTTCGCCCCGATAATAGGTGCGGTTTGTTCTCCTGTCAATAACATATCCTCGTATGACAAGTAATTTATGGCTTCTCTCCGCGTCAATGATTCTTGGCAGTTGAACTTCTTCACGAGTTTTAACCTGTGTAACCGAAGAGGTAAGGGTCTCGCCGTCATAACGAATTCCTACTTTCCCTCGTAAAAAATAGGCCCATTGGTTTCTGGGCAGTTTTAGCTCACCCTCGCGACCAAGAGGAAGGGAGGCATAGAATTGATTCCGTGCATGAATCTTTTCGCCACACGCGCGAATTCGTTTTTGCAACTGACTAAGATTCCGAGACAACTCGTTTTCGAGTTGTTCCTGCTCGGGGCTTTTTCGGAACAGATTGAATAGTTTCATTTCTGTCGGAGGGGGGTGTATCTTGTTGCGAGATAGCGCAGAAGGCGCGGTCGATTATCTCTTCATGGTCGCTTCGTAGATTGTCTATTTTTCCATGTAATTGGTCTAGAGAATCATCCAACTCGGATATAACTCTTAGAGCTTCTTGCAATAATATGAGAAAGGACATCTCCTTGTCAAGACTAAACTCTATCTTTTTTGAGAGGTACTTATATGCCAGCTTTACTGCCACGTAAATAACTCCCACAAATACGAGATACGCGGGGGACATTTCATCGACAATGCGAGTGAGAAACAATGCCCACACGTTGCCGTCAATGGTGTTAAGCAGTGCGACGAATTTAAACATGGCGGCAAGGAATTATCTTGCCGCCATGTTATCATTTGGGGTTTAACGGGTCAAGAAAATTCCCCACTTATTTCCTTGACAACAGAGTTAGGGCGTAAGCATGTCGTGCATCGCATCGGTTCATCCAGCCCGTAAGGAACTTTTCCTTCACCGGATTGGCCCTTACAATGGAATGATAGCGGGCACGACAAGCACGGTCCAGCAAATCGAGGACTACCATTTCATCCCATGATTGAATGGCATGTGTCCATTTGGCTTGGGTATTTTTCCCCCACTTGCCGTCAATACCAATGTCGAGCATGCGCTGGACGACCTTAGTCGTTCCCGCCACACCCATGTTGAAGGTCATGTCGCGGAGCATGAATTCAATAGGGTAGCTTCCTGCAACTCCCTTGGCAACCAGTGGTTCCGTATTATCGAGAACATAGCGGAGGCATTCATCCCATGCCGCTTCTCTATCGCCCCGGTCCAACATGGATTTGATTAGATTGAATTCCTTGGGTTCAATCCCATCACAGATACCGGCAATCTCCCACGTGCCGCCGCCGTCGCCAGAGGGGAGGCGAGTTACGCGCAGAGATTCCGGCCCGGTAATCTTGTAATCCTCCATGTTGAGAATCTTCTTAGCCATGCCCTTGCGGACAAGCTCTGCCGGGGACACGTATGCCGCGGATACCGGGGAATCGTTGGGTTGTTCATCGGGTTCCACGGAAACCGTGGGTTGTATCTTCTTCCATATAGCATCAATGGTCTTATCACCAAGGATACCGTCGGGTGAAGTTCCCGCCCACTTCTGTATTTCCTTTATCTTGTCTTTCCTTGTCATTAGTTTTTTCTACTTTGATTCCGTCAGGGGTTAGCTTCCCCAATGAGATTTGAAGGTTAATGATGTTAGCCATCGACTGGGCAATCTCTTCACCCCATTGCTTGAAATGAAGAGTGCCCAACGGGGTGGGGATTTCGTTGGTAATTCCTGCGACAACATAGGTGTCCAACTTAACTCGAACTATATCCGAGGTTACTTCTACCTTGGCTTCCGTGGGTACGGGTTCGATTTCATACCACATGACATCCTGTATCTCTTCGTCTTCACTATCCGCTTGAGGGTAATGGACACGAACGACACCAGCAACATCCTCGTCGGACATTACCCGGAGGATAGACCCTGTTGGGATGCTATCCCCGCAGGTCCCGCATCTCCCCGTATCTACTCTGCGAACGATGTCCCCGCACTTAAATCTGGTCTTAACTTTTCCGGGTCCTGCTTTCATTTTCGTTTTTGGTTTTGTTTATATCTGGTAATATGACATGCTCGTTAAGGTCCTCAACGATTTGATTAGCCCAGTCCACTACTTCCTCGCACATATCGACCTCTTGGTCACCCAGCTTATATCTGGTAGGTATGCGGAGAACGGGCTGATAGTTGAAGAGGATGATAGCCTCGTCCCGTGTGTATCGGACGAAGACTTCATGTTCGGTCTCTTCCACTAGCTCAAACTCATAGAAGGGATACCGCTTCCCTTCGTTGTCCTCGGTCTTGATAAGGATGCAGTGGTCTCTATCTTCCCCGCCTTGAACATACGCTAAGGAACCCTCCGCTAGGCTCTCCCATATTTCTGGATGCCTTCCTGTGTTGATGAACCGAACAAGGTCTCCCTTTCTGAATCTGCGTTTGTTATTCATTGATGTTGTTCCTTTTCGACGAAGGTAATCCCCGTGTCAGATTCTTCCGTCGTGCATTTCTTAATCTTGTCACGAAGTTCGATTGCCATTTTGAGGGCGCAGTCCCTTGTCGGAAGTCCCTTCTCATCCTCTTTCCTGCGATAGGGGAACATGGCAATACGGTAGTTTCGATGAATCACCGCAATGATTCCTGCTCGCGGGTATTCCATTAAGAAGGTTTCCAGTAGATATTTATCGTCGGTCATTGTTGTTCCTTTCCCGTTTAACGAGTTTAAATCCTTTTTTGGTTTTGATGGTCGTACTCTTTTCAATTTTTCGGACTAGCTTCTCGGTCAGCTTCTTGGCTTGCTTCTTGGTGAAAAGTCCTTCCTCGCCTTCCGTGCAATAGTAAAAGGTGGCAACGCAACGGTTTTCAAGCAGGACCCAGAAAAATCCGGTAACGGGGTCATCTACGACGGTAATATTTAGAGTGTCAGTCATCGATGTTGTTTCTTTTAAGTTTGATTCCCATCTTTGTTTCTATGACCGTGCTCTTCTCGATTTTGCGGGCGAGCTTGTCGGCTAGTTTCTTAGCTTGCTTCTTGGTGAAGAAGCCGCTTTCATCTGCCACGCAATAGTTGAAAACGGCGACGCAACTTCCCCTGTGCATGACGCGGAACATTCCGCTAGTAGGGAGGTCATAAATACGGGTATCTGAATCGTTATTCATCGATGTTGAAATAGATTTGGGCAAGTGCTACTCCCTTGGTTGTGTGAATTGTTCCTCTGCTAACTATGTAGCGGGCAATCTTCGTTGCCAGTTTCTTTGCCGCGTCTCGCGTCATGAATCCCCGCTCGTCCCACTCTGTGCAGTAGAAAAATTGGGCAACGGCATTCCCATCATATTCCACTTCAAACCCGCCGAGCGTTTTATTCTCGAAAATTCTTACTTTATCGTTCATGATTTATTCGTCTTGGATTGTACAGTCCGTCGGGTAAAGGTCAATACCCCTTTCTGTCATAACAGGATTCGTGTGGATGAGATGGCGAGCAACCATCTTCGCCATTTCTACCGCCCTTTCGCGCGTGGGATAACACTGTTCCTTCTCGTCTCCCTCCCGACAATAGTTAAAGATGGCAAAGGTATCTCCATCATATTTCACCTTGAGGATTCCTACTCTCTTATTATCTACAATACTAATCTCGTTGGTCTTCTTCATTGGTCTATACATTGGCGGTTTCTATTTTTTGAGGGTCGCCGGGAATGGCAATCTCCCAACAGAAGGAAGCGATGAAATCGTTGCGAAGAGTTACCTCTTCTCCGACTTTATACCATCCGTCGGGAAGGAGATAATCCCTCTTCATATCAATGGCGGCTCCTGCCTCTATTGGTTCCAACGCCATGAAACGGTAGTCCCATTCGCCGCTCTCGGTCTTAAAGGATTGCAGGATGAACCAAGGGGTAACGTCGGCGGCTTCATCCCCATCTTCGGTTTCCTCCCCAGTAGACGTTCCTACGACGCGGGCACAATAACCATTCCTCATGTTCTCCAAGGCAACACCGAATGGCAGGTTGAAGTGAGAGAGGGAATAGGCAATAACGCCCCATGTCAAGGACCGGGCGCGAGAGCAAACCCCGTCAAGCCGTGGAAGTACCGTGGCTATTACTTCGGGGTTGCTCTCCGGGCCGTCGGAGCAGAGGAAAAATTCTCGGACGCGAGTTGTTGTAGGCATGGGTTCTATTAGACGTAATTGTTCAGTAGTCCGTAAATCTTTTGGGCACTCTGCTCGAAGTCCTCTGCCAGTTTTCTTAGCGCGGGTTCATTCCCCGCAATGGTGTAGAGGTAAGGAACGAGGTCCTGCAGGATGACATTTCTGTACAGGAGAATGCACTCGGTAGTAGTATCGGGCAACACGGGGCGCACCGACATGGGCTTTACCGTCCAGTCGCGGCCATGTAATCCGAGATAGGTTTCAATGAAACGGTCGGCAATGCCGCCCAATTCTTCTACTGCGTCGTCATACCGTTCATGGTGGAATCCCTCCCTTGTCTGGTAATGGAGGACCTTCAATACGGGGTAGAGTTGCAGGATGTGGGATAAATCAAGTTGCATGGTTAGATGATTTGAAGAGTGAAGGGGAAGGTGCGGGTCCAGTCAACCGTATTGGAGAACTCAACAGTCATCCAGTAGGTCCCGACAGGATATTCGGCAGGGTCTAATTCAAATATATCGGTCGGAAGGATAATGGTGTCAGCAGTGCCTCCGGGTTTCACCGAGGACGTCATGCCAGACGCGACTGTCTTCCATACAGGCAAGGCTCCGGCGTTGAGCGGGGCTAACTGAATCTTCCATGCAAAGGGGTTTGACGGGGAGACGTTGCCAAGAAGAGCAGAGGCATGGGAGAAATTAAACCGGAGGTCTCCCTTAAATCCTGCACCGAGAGGGAGGATGAGAGAGGACATTCCATGCTGAACTTCCAACGTGGGATTTACGCTTACCTGTTCATAGTTCGCCTTGCGAATAAACTGTCCGAGGCTTCCGTCAAAATATAATTGGTTTGTGTTCATGATGTGAATGAAGATTAGATATTCTGTTTGGGTTTGTCAACCATAATCTGCACGCGGCGCGGATAATCCGCGGAGCAGGGAGAGGTGCTTGCGCTCTTTTCCCAGCCGCGTTTCACGGCGATGTCGAGAACCTCCTTGTCGTATTGGTAGTCGAGGCTCACTCCGAAGTGTCCGGCGAACGCGTCATGATAGACATAATAGATACTTCTCATTTTCTTAATGGCTTTCAGGTCGCTATCGTGCCGGAACCCCCACACACTACCGTCAACTATGCTGGTCCATGCAGGGTAGTCTTCGATGGCCGCCCGCTTCATTCCCATGTATGCGGAGATGAAGATGACATCCTTCTCGGTAGCTATCTGGCTAGCCATAACGTCGAGAAGGTCCGCTTCGCGCACCGGGCATTGAGTATCGAGCACCATGATGTCCATTCCCGCATGCTCTGCGGCGATGGAGAGGATGGCTTCATCGGGCGTATCAGGGACGCGGGCAACGTTCAGCCCCTCCGCTTTGGCCCATGAAAGAACGCCAAGGTCCTCGGACATGACAGTAATGCGCTCGCCGGGGATGTGCAGGGATTTAAGATAATTGACCGTGTAATGGATTAGGTTTGATTCCCTCTCCGGCCAATGAAGGGAGGGGTTATACGCGCTAATGATGTAATGGAAGTTATTGTCCATGCCCGCCATCATACACAGAAGAAGATTCTGGTCAAGAAATTTTTAATTGGTATGACACAAAGAGGAACCCACGGAACCCATTGTGACCATTTGGCCGTGGGTTCCGTGGGTTCCGTGGGAGTTTAACGTCCTGACATTTCGATGTACGAAATCGATAAGCCAGTTGTACTGCTATATCAAAGTGTCGTGAACTGTAATCCCTTAAACCATTGATTCATTTGGGAGATTTCGGGAGCGGCAACGTAGGGGGTCCAACAGTAATAACTTCCAATGCAGTCAACTTCTACTCCACCTATCGTGGTGTTCCATGTGACTGTTCGCATGGAAGCCTTATTCCCATTCGCCCAATATTTAATGGGGTAGCCTACATAGGCAAGTATCGAAAAGGTCTGCCATACACCAGAGGATGTTTTTCTCTCATACTTGAAGCTTAAATCGATACTTACATCCAGATAAACTGCTCCACTTTCTGATTCAATGTACCACATATTATCCATAAATCCGTTTCCATAATGTGGTCCGTATATACTGTTTTGGTATAGCCAGCCGTCGTCATAGTAGGGCCAATCGCGGGCTTCCTGCAATGTGACTTCATGGGGAGTAATTTCAGTTCCTTCCGGCACTCCCTGCCATGCGAACCAAAGTGCTGGCTCGTATACTCGATATTGAGTACGAGCATCGACGCCTCCGGGAATGCCATTCTGACTAGGCAACTTCGCCGGAAGCGCGATGGAATTAAATCCTTTCAATGTGTTGAAGACTTTCCACGCGTCCACAAGGTTCTTGCACTTAATCCCCGGTTTATGCGTTGCGTTTGGTGAAATAGCTACGGCTCGACCTAGAGGTACAGGAAGCCCGGAAACCGTGGGTCCTTGGGTTCCATACCACAAACTACTTTTATATTGTTCAGTGTAGTCAGGATTATTCTTCCTCATTAAAACCGAAATATCCTTCGACGAGTTCGTGGGGAGTAAGAGGTGAGACTTCATGGTGCTACGGTACTTACTTCTGCATATTGCCCAACATGTCCGCTTACTCCGTCCACGTAGCCACTATACCAGACGGCGGCCAGTCCAGTATTGACCAGCTGGGATTTCACGGTTGCGTCGAGACTATTGTCCTGCGGGTTTCGCGTTACTGTCAGGATGGCAATCGCGCATTTGCTCTTACCCGTTCCCTCGGCACTCTCAATCGGAGTGATTACCTCCTTACCATCCCACGGCTTATCATCAACAACCAGCTTGGCGTTCGTCACGGTATTGGCGGGCCAAGTGTATTCCCATTCAAGGAGTACGGGAAGTTCACCATCGGTTACGATTTCCTTCTTAGCCGCCCCGTCTTTGAACCCGTCAATCTCCACCTTCTTCCGTTCGGTATCACGGAAACCACCCGGCTCGATAACTGCGTAGGTATGCCAGTTCTTGTTTGCGTCCTGCTCCTTAGTCGTCGTGACCTTGTATGGGAACTTGCCGCCACCACCGCCGCCTCCAATGAAGATAGCACCTCGGTGAAGTTGCTGGATATATCCGTTCCTGCCCTTGCTCATCCTCGCAATGGGGACGGAGAAGTCCGCGCTGGTATCTTTCTTGCTACTTACCGTAGAAGATTTGCGGTCACTCTTTACGTTTACGTACCAGATAATATCCTTATCCAATGGTGCCTTCTCTCCACTATCCACTGCCTTCAACGTCCCCGGCGCACCACCAATTTCATGCACCTCATTATCATCAATGACAACACCGCAGGTGTACATGACCTTTGCGTTAGGCCCGGAATCCTTTGGGTCATACACGACGGAGAACATGCTCTCTTCCCGGTTGCGCATGAGGGGGTCATCATTATATACCGGAGTATGGAACGTCCCTATATCACTATCCCCATAGACAGGGGCAATCGGGTCCGGCATCGAATCAAATGGCGGGGCCTCATTAAACATCTCCGTACCCACGGGAACCGAGGGTACGGGATGATTAAAGAGGTCAGGAGCTTGTGGAATCTCGCTGTACTCTTCTGCCATATTATTTGCAGTATTCTTTGGAGGGAATTACTACCGGACCTGCATCCGTCTTGGGCTGTTCCTGCGTAAAGGTCAACCTTCCGGGGCTAACGATTACACAGGATTCTCCATTGCAGATAACTGCGCGGTCCTTACTCACATCCGCGTAGGTGCAACTACTCTGCCCCAACGCTCCAAACATGGCTAAAGCTCCAAGGGCGGCACTAATAATCCCGGAGATGATAGTCTTGTACTTGCCGGGTACACCAAGCTGGACACAGTACTTCGCCGTCAGCTGGGCAAAGATGTCAGCCTCTCCCTTGATTAGTTTGCCCGCCATGTTCATGTAGGGCTTCTTCTTTACCGCGGTGAGCTGGTCCCACGGGGTTGGAAGTTCAGCCATGCTATAGAGCTTGGCCGCGACTTCTGCCTGTTCATTGAGATTATTCTTTTCCATGTCGTTGATTAGATTGTTTGTGGCCGGAAGATGTCACGACAGAAAGTGATACCTTTCGGAGTTAGTTTACTTTTAGTCTGTCTCCTCGACCCCCTCACTCCCTCGTATTCAAGATACCCCTTTTCTTCCAGCTTGCGCAGGATAGAGTAAAGAGAAGATATGGGAATGCGAGTGCCCTCACTTATTGTCGGATTCTCATGTTTCTGCTCGAAGCCATTGGCGTGCATGTACAGAAGGACACGAACATAGTCGAGAGGGAGCGAAGGGTCAAGGAGGTCAATATTCAGAAGGAGACCGAGCAAGGTTTGTTGATTGCTCTGGCCCTTCTGTACGGTTCTGGTTGTGGAGTAGGTCGTTCTCATACGTCAGAGCTATCTAAACCTAAATGGGACAACAAGTCAACCAGATTGTACGCGAATCGTGTCCTACGACCGCGAGGGTCGCTATCATCACGATACCGTACACGTTGAACTTTGCCCCGCTTGAATAGGGTGGTCAGATACGCAGGGGACTTTAGTCCCGTAGATTCCAATGCGGTAGCTACATCAACGTACCCTTCCGGGATACTGTCATATAGGCCTTTGACCTGCATCTGAATATAGTCATTGGCTCCTTCCCCTTCCCAGTACATGGTGTGGCCGCAACGAACGTGTTTGACCTTCAATCGGTTCAGGGCGTGAATTACCCACACGGAGCTTCTCCCAATTTTATCGGCAATCTCCCCGGTGGCAATGTAGCCCTTCGGTATATTCTTTACCGGGGGAGTACTATGCCGTGGCCTCCGTGGATGTTTCAATCCGGGATGGACGATTAGTCCTCTACTATTGGTTCTCATGCAGGGGTAAAGTCGTTGTCGTTATTATTGTTCTCGATGATGTAGTAGAAGAGAATACCGAGAAGGAATCCGATTAGTGTGTACATACGTTCAGCGAAAGAATTTGGCTGTACGGCTCAATACGTCGTTAGGGATTAGAAGAATCTCGTCTCCGGTCGTATAGCCACCGTTGTATGGTATGGCGAAGAAGAATCCTTTTTTGAGGACTGTGTCAATGAGGTCTTCGTCGGAGGCTAGACCAACTTCGATAGGGGAGAGAATGTGCTCTTCAATAAGAAATTGGCGAAGCCCTTTCATTTGTCCAATGTATGGTAGGTTCATGAGATGAAATGTTATGCGGCGAGGTCTCCCTCCGCGATTAGTATGGAGTTAATGGGGAAGATGAATTCCCCTCCGCTAATGGTTATCCAGTGGTTGTTCATTTTTCTTGGGACTTCATAGTTAATACGAAGCTATTCCAGTGGGCCGCCGCTTCTTCGCGAGTGCGGCCATGAATGGAAATGCTATGAGGAAGAAGCTTGGCCCCGTTGCAGACAACATAGCAATGTTTCTCTCCGGGGTAGATGGTTTCCTCCACGACCTCCGGGATTTCTCCACAGTAGGGGCAGGGACGGGGATAGGCATTGCATTCGTTCACGAACCGGAGTGCCGCTTGCTTCACTCTTTCGGTAAACATATCAACAATATGCTGTGGCACGATTCCTTTGATTCCGGAACCCACGGTGCCCTCGTCCCCGGAACCCACGGTGCCTTCGTCCCCGGATTCCGTGGCTTCCTCGTAGTTCAATGGATGGTCCAGCCCCTCGTCGAAACAGGAAGCACAGGGTCCCGTGGTTCCGGGCAAGTCCCCGTACTTACAGGTAGCGCAGGGGGAGAGGACATCCTCTTCATCCTCTTCCGCTTCTTCATATTCCGGGTACTCAATTCCCCGCTCCTGTTGGCAATGAGAGCATGGAGGATTGCAACGGAGGTTATCCCGGTGAGTGCAAGTATTGCACGGTTCGATGACATCATCGTTCTCGTCCGTACCTTCGGCACATGGCGCAGATTCATCTGGGGTATAATTCTGATAGCCGTTGCAGGAGATGCAGGGTTCCTCTTTGATAGATACCCCCTTATGTTTACATGTCAGACAGGTAGGACCAGCCATCTTGGCTTCCTTCTGCTTTGCTTCTTCCCGCTTCATCATCTCCATCTCTACCAATTTGTTGGTATCGGAGGTGAAGCTGGGAAGTCCGGGAGTGAGAGCACACTTCTGGCAGGGGGATTGCACCAGCAAGGTATCACGGAATTTGCAGAGGGAGCACCTCCGTGCATCCTCGCTTGCCGCGGTGTCCGTCGCTTGCGTGGGTTCACTGGATTCAAAGTGGCTAAAGTACATGTCACAACTGGCGCAGGGTTCCGCGGTTTCAGGGAGGTCACGGTATGCGCAGGTCCAACAATTTGGTTCGTCGTTCATTTTCTCTTGATGTGTTTCTTAATGGTTTCGATTACCCACAGGGTGAATAGGGCGAGTGCGCACAGAGCAATAGCACCCCATGCGAGGATGTCAGTAATACCAACAAATATCGTCATAGTTAGTCGATTAGTTTAAGGTCAAAGAACATAACGGTGTTGAAGTAGTTGGTGGTCACTCCATCGATAGCTACCCAGCCGTCGCTGTCTTCATCATCGTAAACCGCGTACTCCTGATAGGGCATAGGCTCTTCATCGTAGCTTACCCAGCCACGAGGAACGAATTGTACCCTATCCCCTCTCTTGAACGGTCGCCGGGGTTTGGCGGTGTTATTGCAACCAGCGCGGACAGATTCTTCTGGTGCATCTAGAATTTCCTCCATCTGGTTAGCAGAGGCCCACTCCGCTAATCCTCCCGAATAGCGTACCTTGTACGGGTAGGAAGAACGTTCGTTGTCGATTTCCACGACGCGACCGCAAGGGCCGTAGTCGACGCGGACAATCATTCCGAGTTTTACTTTGTTCTTCATGGTTAGAATTTGATGTTTGGGTATTCGCGGTAAAGTCGATAGCGGGTCATCCACATGAAAACCCCCGTGGTTATGTAGTTAGATACAACAATAAAGAGATACCATGCGGCAATCCATGCGGAGATAAGAGAGAGGACATAAAGCGGAGGTGCGGGAAGAGTGAAGAGGCACTCGGCAATGATACTTACAGTTAGTCCGATTAGCCCAAAGATAACCCACTGAACCGAGGTATTGAAGATACGGTTGTACATGTTCTCCATTTCCTTGCGCTCATATAGGGTATACTCGCTTCCTCTCGTCCGGTAGCTATTGGTCTCAATGCCAATGAGCTTCAAGTGAGCTTTCAGCCTCCTGGCCATCTCGGTGAGGGCAGTACCTCCTAAGCCGCGGAAAGCTACACCCGCAAGCGCGAAAAGGCCCGCAAGCGCGAAGTATTGTGTGGTTGATAGATGCAATGCGTTCATGATTGTTCTCCTTCATGGTTACTCGGCTTGCTCCATTCCCCTCGGCCATTCAACTATCCTGCCGGGTTCAATGCTTCGTCCGTCTTCCAACAGGATGTGCATGGAGACGCGGGTTCTTCCTGCAACGATTCCGGTATGCCGACGGAACATACCGTCGAAGTACTGGATTTCGGCACCGGGTTGAAGACGCAGAACCGGAGGACAATGGTCAATGAAGAATCGAGCATTATTCCATGCCTCTTCATACGCTGTCTCCGGGTCATCGTTATCACATCCTTGCACGGCCAGTGAGCAACTCACACATTGAATGAACTCGTAGTTACCCTTCCGTCTTTCTTCCAGCAGACCCCCGCAGATAGGACAGAACAGGGAAGGTTGTTCTTCCTCTGGGAATGCCTCATCAAAGGCCTTCTCAACTACTGCTTGCGATTCTTCGGATTCATCGCGAAAAGAGAATTCGCTCTTGGTAGGAATGTTCGTTGGGGCCGTGGTATTGGCTTTAACTATTTTCGGGCTAAGGTCTGACATATAAACGTGTGTCAAGCCATTGGCCTCGTCAATAATAATCTTGGTTATCTGTTTGGTGTTTGATGTCTTGGACATGGCACCACCATATAATAATTTTATTATTTGTCAAGAAATTATTTCAATAAAAATCCCCGGAGGGGTTAGCCTCCGGGGCGATGTGCTACTTGCGCTTCCAGCCAAGTAAGTCAAGAAGTTCGAGTAAGCTCATGATTATCATCCTTTTGTGAAGAAGTTAAAGAAGGATAGTGTACCACTATCAGTGAGTACGAACTGGGGATATTGGTCAGGGGTAAATATTTTTGTACCCCCGGAATCCCCGGTAGCCTCGACAGTCAGAAGGACTGCGGGCACCCTGTCCGTCGGGCTGGAAGGGGATGGAATATCTCCCAATCGTGCCCAAACTTGGCACGCTTGCCACTGTTCGTCAAGAGCGGCAATGGCCTCGATAGCCTTGGCTATTGCAGGTATCTGCTCCTCCGGAACTGTGGTCTCATTGTACTGGTCAAGGTGCGTAAAGCCCAGTGCGTCCGCGTAGATTACGCTCATAATGAGCTTTGTCCAGTCGCCGGGCTGTGGGAATTGAATTTGTATTTCTGCGTTGTTCATGCCTGTTCAAGGGGGATGTTAATATCTTCGAAATCCGTGGTTTCCTCGGATTCAATATCGTTTCTTGCCAATGCTTCCAGCGCGTAATAAACGGGATTGATGTTGCCGGGCTGGTAGAGGGTGCGCACCGCAGACCCCACCTGCATGTACACATCCCCGCTCGCGTTCCCCGGCAAATCAGTAACTATCGAACTAATCCCTACGCCCGTTTCAAAGGCATTAACGCCGCGCACCGCCGCAATTTTATGCAGCTGCACCGTCTGCCCTCCGCCCGTCAGCAAATAGAGGCTGCCGTACGAAATATATTCGCTCTCGAATTTGTACTGGGTTCGTTGATGATAGATAATTTTATTAACGATTGAAGGTATAGGCTCGTTATGGGAGGCCGGAATAAAGCTGGTTGTGGTTTTCACTTTCCAGCCATCTGCGGCTGTCAGCGCGTAAATCTCACGCACTCGCACCGTATAGCCGTTGCGCTGTGTGTCTCTGATATTATCAAAGGTAATGTCCAGAATTTCGCCGCTGTTGTGGGCCAGATTGTTACCGGGGATGACGCTGTAAGAATCCAGCGTTAAATCAGATCTTGTCGTTTTGCTGCCTCGTCCGATGCCTATGGTAATTTTGCCTGCGCCGAGTATGCGCCACGGAATGGAGAATCCCGCAAAGTTGGAATAATTATGTTGACCGTTAGGCCCTGTGAAGGGAAAGACAATCGTGCTGTGAGTCCCGGCAGGCACTCTAACCTGCGCATACTGGCCGGGAATGAGAGCGGTAGTTGCCGCCGTCCCTGTCGCCGTAATGCTGCCCGTGTTGAGGTAGGCGTGCTGGGAAAAAATGTCCGTCACTCCGGCCAAGCCTGCGGCATGCAGGCGATTGACCGCTGACGTATCCGTCGGCGCGCCCACAGCCAGCGGGATGTTAATCCCGGCGTTGGCATTGGGGGTTTTGCTGAATGTAAAAGTCCCGGTCACGTTAGTAAAGCCCTCCAGTCTGACCTCGGTATAGAAAAAAGCGGGACCGTGGTGGTTTTCCTGTTTGTAGAACCACAGGTTCCCTGCCCCATCAAAGGCCATAGACCTATCATTGATGCTGTTGGGGTCAGTTACGGAGAGGTACCCATTGGATTCTTCGTAAAGTATGGCTCGCGTAGGACCGCTCTCCTTGCCGAAGAGGATGCACTTCATCTTCTCGCCAGTGGTGGCAACGAAGCTAATGCCGTCATCAAAAGTGGTGGGGTTTTGGAACTTGACAGGAATCGCAACGTCCATGTGGGAAGCGTTCGTCCCCTCAATGACTGCGGCTCCGTTACCATTTCCGCGGATTTTCACCGCGTCATCCCCTTGTCCGAGAACTAAAGGAACTTCGTTTCCGAGAACCAATCCCGCCGTGTTGGTGAAATTCCATGCCCCGGTGATATTCTGGTCTAGGGAGGGGTCAAACCCCGCACCCTCACCGGAGCCTAAACTAAAATTTCTGATGGAGACAAAGTAGTCCGCTTCTTCAATCGTACTGCCGATAGAAAGAATTGCGGAAGTTTCAGTTGCCACAAAGACCAGCTGGGCAGTAGTCTTGCCGCCAGCGAGGAAGGCCTTAGGATTGTTGTCGGCTCCTACACTAAAGAGCGCATAGCTGAATTCCGGATTAGGCTTCGTTTCCATCAAGCCGCCCAAGTCAGGATGCACATTGATAGAATAGAGCTTACCGCTTTCGAGGTTGGAGATTTTGTAGAAACCTTCGGAGACAGGACCATCACCGTCCAGCGGGAGGGCCTGATACTCTTGGTTGTAGTCGAACCCCAGCGGGTGAAGTGCAATCGTCGCGTGTGCACTTTCGACGGAGGCGTTCTTGTCCTGTGCGTTAGTGGGGACGACGAAGTACTTACCGTTGGGAGATGCAATCTCAATCACCTGTCCCGCGACCGAACCATTGATGATGAACTGTTCCGGCGTAATGTTGGACCACAATTCGTCAGTAGGAGCGGTAGCGGAAAGCTTGAAGAGACAGGGAGAACTGGAAGCAAGAAGCCACGCGGTGTGCGTGTCGGCATCGCCCAGCTTATAGGTTACGCCCGGCGTAATAGGAGAACCGTTGACGTAGTTTTCAATATTGATTTTAGAAGAACGTTTACGTGCCATGATAGTAAAAATTTGGGGCTGAACCCATAGAAGTTTAGCTCATGAGTTCAGCCCCGTCAAGGTTTAATTATTGGTTATGCGATATTTCCAACGAAGGTAATCACCGCAGTCCCTTTAAAGGTCCCGGCATTACCGCCCGTAGGAATCTGGAACGAGGCAACGGCGGCTCGCTGTCCCGCACCAAGAGCGGTTCCCTGTGAAAAGATAAGAGTTCCTCGAAGGTTCTTACCAGTCACAATACCCTGTGAGGCCGTGAGAGGAAGAAGACCTTGCGCCCCTGCTTCCCCAACTACGTCGGTAAGGACTACGTTCTGGTTCTGGATAGTGATGTTGCCATCGTATTGGAATTCAGGCGCGGTGGCCTCTGTCACGAAGTCCACGCGGTAATATCCGGCAGGGGTAGGACCTACAAGAGCTACGTCGGAAACGGTGTCCGAAATGGTCGTAAGCTGGGGAGCGGTAAAACCCTCAACCCCCTGTGCGGCTACGATGTCAACGTTAGCCTTTACTGCTCCATCTACGTATACCCACGCTTTCGTACCGGTGGAAGTGAAACGAGTGGTCCCTGCGGCAGTTACAAACGGAGGTTCTTCTATTGCGTCTGCAATGGTATCTCCTGTCTTGACAAATACGGTTACAGGGACTTCCGCACTTACTTTCAATTCGTACCCCGTATCTGCGACTAAACCACCGATACTATACCACTTGTCAGGTGATAAGTCTGCGGGAAGAGTTGCTTCTTCGGGAGCCGGAATTTGGTCAGCCTTCATAGTCAAGGTAATCTCCGCGCCCTCAAGGGCATCGATGCGGAGGTAAGCGTTAGTCTGACCACTTTCCGTCGCGAAGTAGAAAGCACGGCCAGAAAGATACCCTTCGGCTTCCAACTGCTCCAACGCCTCATCTTTCGCGATGACCACATGCGGGCACTTGGTAGACGTGACAATAAACTTATACCGAGTAGCCTCGGTCAGTCCGGTAAGCTGATAGATTTGCCCGCGAGCGATAGTTGCATTCTCTGCGGGAATGGGAAGATTTACTACTGCCATAATTATTATTCGTTAAGAGTTGCTACTGTTTTAGCTTGATGAATAAGGGGAGTTAAAGTTATTCCCCTATTCACGGAAATGTGCGCAGTATCCGACGCAGGGATAATAATATCTCCATCATTCACTAATACACTTTGAACACTATTTTCAACATCAATACCGAAGTAAAGAACTTCGGGTTGATTAGTGGGAATAGACACCAAGTGCTTAACTCCCATAGCTACGGGAATTGCTTGCACCGCCAGAGGTGTTGCGGCACGGACTTCTAGGGTTAATATGGTCCCCGAAAGAGATTCCGTAACAGTTAAATCCCCAGCGGCTTTGAGATGTGCTTTGAACTCCCGGTTTACGAGGGAAGAACCTTCGGCAAGGGTCTTCTCGTCCTCCGTCAGTTTGACGACAGGAACTCCCCTATCACTGGTGATAGTAATAAGAAAGTCTCCTTCCTTGCTGGGAATGAGCGTATTCTCAACTCCTGATTCGAGGACAACTGGTTCTGTAGTGGGAACGTTGATTTCCATACTAGTTAAAAAGGTTATGCTCCAAAGCCAGAGGCGATAATAGAACCAATGTCGGCTCCTTCTGCCAGTTCTTCGGCTTCTTCGGTTTCGGTTTCCTGTTTGGGAGATTCGGTTTCTCCTTCGGTCTCGTCCTCGTCGTCGCTATCATCGTCACCTATTTCTTGGTCCTCGATAGAAACAATCTCAATAGACTTGCCGTCATCTGAAACAACGCCAACTCCCATGAGCTGAACATCATCCCCCGGTTTAAGGTCTCCAAATTTTTCAGGGTCATACGTAATCTTCATGCAGATAAAAATTGAGGCGAGCGGGTTCATCCCGCCCGCCTCGGTTTAAGGGTTATAGGTTTAGGCTTAGAGGCCAGATACTACTGCAGGGGTACTTACCAGAGAGCCAACGGGCTTACCGTCAGCACCGACGAGTTCGCGGCCAGCGGTCGTGCGAATGTGTCGGATGACTACACCGTGACGCGGGAAGACAGGCATCGGAGCGGAAGAAAGTGTCGCGATGAACAGGCCCTGCGTACCCATGTAGTTACCGCCGTTGTCCTTGTTGTTCACCCAAGTCAGCTCACCAGCGTAAGTCACAGGGTCCCACTTGGCCTGACCGTAGGCAGACACCGGACGAGGAACGAGGGACTTGTACACGTCCTTCACAAAGATAATCGTATCTTCGTAGGGGGCGTTCATGTACGCGGGGTTCGGCACATAGCGGTTACCAACAGTCGTTTCCACCTTGATATACTGGGGAACTTCCACCCACTTCTGACCAGTCGGCTTGCTGTCGTCGAAGGTGTAGCGGGGGTTCATGTTGTCCACGATGTAGGTAAAGCCCTTGTACGTCCACTTCACGCCCAGCTGACGCAGGAGAGTAGCATCCTTGCCTTCCGCGGCCTCTGCGAAGTTCCAGTCCTTGCGGATAACTTCGTTGTGACGCAGGATGAAGTCCACGGTGTCCTTAGACGTGTAAGCCAAGAAGACAGGGGAACCTTGGTCCATCAGAGCGGCAGATTCGCCAGCACCTTCATTGATGAGCAACTGCCAAGCTTGGTTCATCAGGTCATCATTCAGCGCGGCTTCGGGCTTAACTTCCGGCATGGAGTTAATATCGTTGTTCACGACATCGAGACCGACAACACCCGCCTTCGTGGGGATGAGTTTGTAGCTGGCGATTTTGATGTAGCTCTCACGGTAGAAGCGAGACCAAGTATTACCGACGGCACGGACCAACTGCTTCACCACATTCTCGGCCTGTTGCTTAGCTTGCCAAGACTGACGCATGCGGAGTACGTCCAGTTTCTGGGAGGAAAGCCTCGTGATGAAGCGGCTGTAGGAGTATTCCGTAGCCCCCGTATCATTTACCGTAATCGGAATCTGGTCAGAGGTGGAATCGAGGTTAATGTTCATCCATTCGGGACGGGGGTCCGTAGCACCGAAGGTTGCGATACGCCCGGAATCACCAACACCGTCAGTCCATTCTCCCGTCATAATCATCTGGGAGTTCCACGGAGAAGTACGAGCAAAGGTGCTGAACATGTTGGCGTTAAGAAGGTTGGTCATCGTGACCAGCTTCAATTCTTGGGCCTGAATTTCGTTAGGAGTAGTAGCCATTTGTAAATTAAATTTGGTTTAATTTGCAACGCCTAGTACTCTTTGGAAGAATTTGTTTTAGGGTCTTACGCGGTCATGGCAGGGTCAGGACCAAGAATTTTCACACCTGCATAAAGGTTTGTTTTGGTTTGCTCGCGGGAAAGCAAGAATGGGACACCGCATTTGATGCCCCATTCTTGTCATAAAATTACCAGTATGTCAAGGATTATTTATCATAATCCAAAGGCACTACCAATAATGTCCCCGCCTGCGGTCGGCCCAGCGGGCGGCTGGGTCTCTGGGGCTTCAGGGCTACCACCGTTAGCGGAGGGGCGGGCCTTGCGGAGTTTGGCCACCTTCACGTTGAGAGCCTCGATTGTCGCGCGAGCATCTGCCAGTTCCTTAACCATGAGTTCGGCCAGTGCGCCGTCCATGAAGGAACCATTATTTATTTTATGGGCGAGATGGCGTGCGTGCTTCACATTCTCTTCGGTAATCTCCGTGGTCATGCCCAGTTCCTTGGCGCGTTCCTTCATCGCTTCCAACGTGTAGTTGTCGAGGTTGACGGTGTAGGTCCCGGCCTCCGGCTTGCCGCCCCGGCTGGCCTTCAACTCTTCAACGTATTCATCGGCTTCGGCCTGATAATTTCCGTGAGCAACGATGGCCGCGTCACGAACCTTAGCCATACGGACAAACTTGAACAAGGCGGAATCGCTGATGCCCAACTCTTTTCCGATTGCTTCGTAGGCTTCTTCACGGTCGTACTCGTCGAGGTCGGGATTAAGGGCAACTTCATTCAGCTTGTCCATGTCGAGGGAGGCTCCACTCGCGCGGGCAATCTCCGCAAGCTTGGCGTTAGCCTTATTGTACGGGGCAGTTACATTGGTCTTGTATTCTTCGGTTGCGGTGAAGGCATAGCCGCGTACAATTTCTCGCAGAGATTCAAGCTCTTCATTGTTGGGAGAGGATTTACCCGCTTCTTCCAGCTTGGCCTTCAAGTCCGCGATTTCTTTCTTCGCGCCCCTCAACTGGACGCGCATCTCGGCGAATGCCTTGCTCGCGGCCTTGCTCGCTTTCTGTTCCTTAGGACCATTGTTCTGTTCCTCGTTGTTCTGTTCATCCTCGTTGTTCTGTTCATCCTCGTTGTTCTGTTCATCCTCGTTGTTCTGTTCCTCGTCGTTCTGTGTCTCGTCAAGGACGGTTCCCGTGGGGTTCACTACTTCATCATCAGCGATGCGAGGCCCAGCATCTGGCATGACTACCGTACCGTCCGGGGATTCAATAGGAGCCGTGGGGCTGGTGGGATTAACGGGTTGAGTGGAATCCGTGGGTTCCGGGGCGAACAGGGTCTGTTCAAAAATGTTATGTACGTCGTTGTGAATGGCACCACCTATGATGCCCTCCGCTACTGCGGGAATATTTACGTTGTCCATCTATGTATTACTTGTTGGGTGAAAGTGAGTTAATCCAAGCGTTACGCTCGGTCATGGGATGATTCATCATAGTTACCGGGGATTCGGTTTCTTCATTCTCTTCGGCCAGATTGAAAAGAGCGGCGATGACGGATTTGGCCCCTGCCGCGAAAGCTCCATTCAATGCGGCGGCTTCCATTGTGGGCTGTAATGTCGCATTGAGTTTCGACTGAACAATGCAGAGAGCTTCTTCCATTACCGGGTCATGCAGGAGTTCAGCAAGGCGACCAGTCGCCGCCTTGTTGCTTTTGAACCCTTCGACAGTGTAGGTGGGCACTGGTTTCATCGTGCACCTCCCAGCGATTGAGCCGCTTTAGCGTTGGCTTCTACGGCGTTACGAGTAATCTCGGCATCCTGCTTTTCCTTAGCCAACTGGATTTCAGCTTCCGTCTTCATGCGCTTCAATTCAATTTCGGCTTCGGCTTTCATCTGTTCAGGAGTAGGTCCTTCTTGGGGAGCCGCTTCTTCGTTCTGTTGCATCGCTTCCAAGGCCCGCATGCCGTTGGTAATAACCTCGTTGCACCTCTTGACCAGTTTCTCGTACTGTTCAAATTCAGGGACAACTTCCTTGGCGGCCTGCAAATAGTCCATGTGTCCTGCCAACTGGGCGACCAGAAGCTGTAGCGGCTGGGCAAGCTGGGCCATCTCTTCGGGTTCCAGCTGTGCGTCCGGTAGCATGGACATGATGAAGTTGGCATGCACTTCCGCGTGTGTCCTGTGGTCCTCGTTTGGCATAACCGGAACTTCCTGACCTGCCATGAGCTGGTTGTTCTGGATGGATGCGATAGAGGCGGCCACGGTTTCGGACGGGTTGGGGTCATCCTTCAACGGCATGAACAACTGCGCGGTGCGTCCATTCGTTTCGTTGGCAATAGCCATGCGGATGAGACGTTCCTGCCCAGCTCGTGGCATGAACTGCATGTAGTTGAGACACTGACGGAGAGCCATTGTACGGCGAACCTTACTGCCCGCACCGATAGGCGGGAGAGCGGTAACGCTGTCAAGGTCGATAGCGAAGAAGGCATCCCTTGGCACACCTGCTTCGTCCAGACGTTGGAGCATGCGTTCACGTTCCTTAAACCCGCCAATCCCTTCATCGTAGTCCTTGCGGATGATACGGCGAACGATTTCACGGAGAAGAATGGTCATGTGCTCCAAGAGCATATCCATGATGTTATTGCTGACCTTGCTCGCATTGCCCATACGGATTTCAGCTTCCAGCTGGGTGCGGCCCATGCCTCCATCAGCATTCACGTCAATCTCGCCCAAGCGTTCCCGGATTTGGTTCTGCAAGAATGCGAGGGGAGTTCCAGCAACTTGTTGCAGATTCGGTACGGGATTAGGAACCACTTGCGTTGATGGGTCCAAAATGGTATAGGCCCCCATCGGGTTCACCATTGCGGAGAGACGGGAGGTTTCATTGGTGGCAGAGACGTTTAACGCCATGCCGAGGAACGCCGCGTCCGTCGCTTGGTTCATCAACTTGTCAATGACACGAGTGTGAGGCAGAAGGTCATTGCCATATCCGCGAAGGGCATGAATATCTCCATTGGTGCTACTGCCCAGCGGGAAGAGAATGAAGGCTTCTTCCATAGAGTTGTAGGCTCCTTCCTTGGTGTAGAGGAACTTGGTGTCATCTACATCGCGGTTCTGGTCACGCTTCACATCCTGACCATTGCCGCCGCTTCCGTTGACGAAGAAGATGGAGTGAGTAACCGTACCGTTGAATTCGCGAACCCACATGTGGGCAATCGGAATACTGGTTCCAATTACGTCGGTCAGGGTGTAGTCTCCGTTTTTAAGCATCTTCTCGGTCTCCCAAGAGATACGCTGGGGCTGTACCGTCTGATTGTAACTACAGGTCTTCAACACCTTCATGACCTCTTCCACATCCCAGCCGGCTTCCCTTGCGGTCTGCGGGTCACGAATGAAATCGTAGAGTTCATGGGCACGAAGGGTACGAGTAGCAAACACAACCTCAAGGGTGCTACTGTCCGGCTTAACCTTTCGCTCGAAGGCAAACTCGTTCAGACTACCTGCCTTGAAGTACCAAGTGTCAGGGTCCTCAAAGTAAGCAAGGCCGAAGCCGTGGAATGAGAAGTTGTGAAGAAGGTCTGTCATGATGGAGGTGAATCCCGGCATGGACTTGACCATCTTCGTTACTTCGGTGGAAAGGATGTCTGAATAAATGGGGCGACGGGCGTTATCGCCAAAGGTGGTTTGCACCGAAACAAGTTCGGGGTTATCCCACACTTCACGGAGGCTGGCCGCCACCTTTTCACGAACAATCCGCATCGTGCGGAAGTTGTAGTTGGTTCGATAATTCTGACCAACTGCGGAAAGGGCCATTGGGTCATACGGGCGTTGTCCGTCCAGCTCTGCCTGTGCCTCTGTCCTCGCTTGCATGGATAGCTGGTCAGCGGTGAGGCAGAAGTAGAGCAAGGCGCGGGCTTGGTCAGCGGTCGGAACCCTTCGCTTGAGAAGGGTTCCGTTCTCGTCAACCACGCCAATAACCCCCGGACCTACGGGAGCATTTGCGTCTGGTTTCGGCATGTCAGTTATTTGTCTATTTCTTCTTCGCCCGTAACCGCGTCAGCCTTCATGGCTTTCTTGGTCTTGGACTTCACAGGAGAAGGTGTAGCAACTTTCACGCTCGGTGTCAAGTCCTCAACGTTCCTTAAGTCTTCGCGAGCCTTCGTAGCTCCACCGGCTTGCTCGGACTGTCCCATCATATTGACAGATTCCGCTTTGAAGCTGGCGATAGATACCTCGGCAGGGGTCGTCACCGTGACTTCGCCAAGAACTTGGGGAAGCTTAAAGTTGTCCGCGTCAGGGATTTCACCAACGGTGATGAGGTCGTCCCAGTTCTCCACGTTGAAGCACTTCTCGGTCAGCACCTTGTCAAGGAAGAGACGGAAATGCTGGGAGATGGTGACGTAGGGAACTCGCTGGGGATAGAGTTTCGCCAGCTGGCTGGACATGACGAAGGTTCCGTCCACGGTGCGGGATTCATAAGAGTTCTCGGTGGCAGGAATCGTAAAATACTTGCCCGCAATAACCGGAGCCTTCTTGCGATAGAACGTTGCATCCAGCGTATCAATCGCGCCGGGCTTAAACTTTTCATTGCCGCGTTCGGAAACCCAAATGATAGCTCGTTCGTCCGGCGCGTTCTCGTAAGCCAGAGCCTGTTGCAGTCGGGCGAAGAGATGAGTAACGAGTGCGTAATTATCCGTGACAGGGGTCAGCAACTCAATCGTGCGAAGGTCCCGGAACTGATTCTTCAAGATTTTAATCATGGGTTCAGCGGCGGCCTTGGCCCGGTAAGGGAGCAGGAGCCGAACATCGTGGTCGCCACGGCTGGAAGCCGCAACGCTGTCAATGAGGTTCTGTGCAATGTTCGCGCCGTTGATGAGGACGCGAGGTTCACAAGGGATTGCTATTGTAGCCATTGTCGTTTATTTTGTTTTAGTTGCTTTGAGGGCGCGGCGTTCAGCCTGTATGCCCAAGGATGTGTCCGCTTGAGGCGGCAGGATATTGAATGCCCATTCAGTTACCAACTGCTGGAAGAGATACCAGCGGAAGTAGAGCTGGGATTCGACGAGAGGCTCATACATTAGATAGGAGAAGAAGGGGTACTTTCGAGGACTGCCCGGAGTTAGCGTGAGGGGTCTGATGAGTGGGGTTTCCGTACTATTCGAGAATATCTTTGTCCGAAAGTATTTAGGACGCACTCCATGCACCGGGTCAACATCCTTAAAGGCCATCACGTGTGTAGGGTTCGCCCGGTCAGGGTAGGGGTGCATGACCTCGCCACGTGTAGGCGCAAGCCTCGCGGACTTCCCGTTCACCCACGCAAGGTAGTAGGCACGGTATCTCCATGCTTTTCCCCACACCTCCTTATCCTGTGCTACCTCATGGAAGACGGCGGCATTCTCACTTATGGCCATACTCCGTGGTGGGTTTCAGGGTTTCATTCTCTTGTGCGTCTGCAAGGTAGTTGACGAAGTTAATGAAGGTAGCCGCGTCAAATTCAGGCAGTTCGTTCTTGTAACTGGCATACGCGCTTGTATTCGCCATCGGGATTGCGGGCCAAGGTTTATATTCCTTGGTCAGCTTCTCGGCAATACTGCGTAGGAACTGACTATATTCCTCCGACGGTGCGATGAGGGAAAGGAAAGCGTCTGCCCCGTCAGGGCTACCGGAGGTCTCTACCTCCCTGTCAAACGTCAGCGGGTCGTCCGCGTACTCGACATGTGAGAGTTTGGCGTTGTACTTACGCGTTCTCTTGACGGCCTTCTTGTACTTCTTCGCGTGTTCGCGAAGCTTGTCAAGGTCATCGAGCCACAGAGGAACCTGTTGCCACCATGAACGCATAGCTTCTACCCGCAAGCGGATAAGATAGGATGAGCGCATGATTTGGGTCAGGCATCCACAATGGTATTGCTTGCGCGTTAATTGCAGACGGTTCATCGTGACCACATTCCCACATGCACATTGCACGACATAGGGGTATCGGACATCATGGGAGTACCCAATGACCGTCAGAATTCCCTGACTATGACCAACAGGCAACGGTTCATCATCCGTCCCCATATAATCGGGGAACGTTTCTGGGGTCTTCACTTCCTCCGGCAAGTTCATGAGAGCTACCGGGGTCCAACGACGGAATACTTCCTGAATGTTTTCGGGTTTGGACATGACCTCAATATAGAAGAAAAAAGAATCTTGTCAAGTTTATTTAGTGTCTTCTTCGGGCTTTTCGCCCTTCTTCTTGAGCTTCAAGGTGATGGTACGGGCCGCGCTTCCTTCTTCCAGTTCAGGGCGAGTGCCATCCTTGTTCAGAGTTACTGGTCCTCCCTGCAATCCCATCTGCGTCACTATCTCGGTCTGTTCCAGTTCGAACTGCTGGATAACCTGTGACAGTAGGTCCATGTCGCGCTTCGCAATCGCTTCGTTAAACTTCTCCCACAGGCCGTGGCTTCGCTCCATGATAGAGAGGAAGAGAGGTACATCCTTAATTGATTGTATCTCTGCGTCGGCCATGAAGGAAGCGACACGGGAGAATCCACTGTTCATCAGTTCTTTGTACTGACTACTCATGGATTCAACGATGTCAAGCTCTATCTTCGTCCTCGCCTCTTGGCGTTGGAGGATGCGTGCCTGTGTGTTCTGCGTGTACGTATTGAGAAGTTCATTGCGGATAGCCAGTTCCTCCTTCGAGAGTTGGACGCTATCAACAATCTTATCAACACGTTCACGGGGAAGGCCAGTAACTTCCGAGATGACGGGCACGGGAGTTCCGGCCTTGTACATCTCAATGGCCTTCCTTATAACGGTGTTCTCGTTGGAAATCGGTTTGGGTGTAGAAATCTTTGCGGCGGCTCTTAGGTCCATAGCATGTTCATTGCGGCGGTTACGTCGGAGGCAAAGGTGTCGCGGGCAGGAGCGGAGGCAGGAGCGGTGGCATTGCCTCCGACGAAGCCTCTGAGGTACCTGCCAATGTCTGCGGCTTCAATATATGCGGTTCCGTCTTCACGATATTTGATTACCTCTTGATGTTCTACCACCTTATGGTTCTGAATGTCAAGCCTAATCTTACCGAACTCCGGTCCCATGATTCCCCGGCACACGTGCACCAATAGTGCTAGTGCGTCCGCGTTGTCCGGGGATTTATGAATCCGCTTCTTCATGGCCGCCTTGGGTTCCACGGCAATTCGGGTTCCATTCATGGTGTAGAGCCGGGATTTAAGCTCGACGATAGTTGTCGGGTCAAGGCCATAAAGTTGGCGAGCATTGATTGCCAGTTTCATGCACCCCCAAAGCTCGGAGACCTTGTTGCTATATTGCTGACATGCCTCTTGATTCTGCAACAGGCCAATGGGCACCTTGCTCGCCATACCCGCGAAGCTGACCGTCTGGAAGTCCGTGCCGACATGCTGGGCGAGGATGTCGATGAAACCAGTACCTCCGGTTACGTCTACGGCAAGGTACTTGCTCTCAACCCCGTTGGCCCGGAGAATCTCTCCAACTTGCTGGGCGATGTCGAAGTTCCTTTGCTTCATCCGTTCCTTGTCGGACGTAGACTTCAACAGATAGGTACGGAACACCGCGCACGCCCAAAGCCCTTCAACCGTTCGTCCGACTTTGGCGAGTTTAAGGCAGGACTGGTCGCCGCCGTTGGTGTAGGCAGGGTCCAATCCTGCGATGGTAATCAACTCGCCGTCTCCCCAGACAGGCATGGCATCCGCGCCACTGCCGTAAATTTCAGCCTCCGACATTAGCGAACCTTCTTCCGTATCGTCTGAAAAGGTAGCCCGGTGGAACCGCATCACGAACGGACTATTCTCCCCGTACTGTTCAATCGTTTGCTGAACGATGTCCAACGGAGTGTAGAAGCTCCAATCCTCGCGGCCATATTTGATGCGGGGGTTTTGAGTGTTATCGAAGCGGATGTAAATCCCGTCCTTAGTCTCCCACTCGTATTCCTCAAAGATGTCAACGCTGTTCCACCCATCTTTGGGCATAGCCATAACACCAAAGGCATCGGTGCGGCTCTTGGGGTTAGAGGCGGCCATCAGGGTAGGCGGCGTGTCCGCTCTGTTGGTGATGAGGTTGGTACGCCACACCTCGACGAGTTCAATCGGCAATTCGGAAAGCTCGTCATAAAAGACGTGCATGTTCTTTGCCTTAATACCGATAAATCGGCTACTGGGGTCGCCGACGTTCGCGCAGGGGATAATGGAGATGCCGCGGGAATCGTCAATATCTCCGTCCTCGTTCACGCCTTTAATCTGTCCCTTACCATCAACGAGCTTACCCGGAAATTCCTTGCGCCACAACCGTTTAATATCCTTGAAGATACGTTTCTTCGCACCCTCAATAGTAGTCGATGTGACTAGGCAAAGAGTATCGACGGGGTCGGCCAGATAGAAGAGCGTCGCCATGATAGCCATAGATAATGACTTCCCAGAGGACGAGCCTCCACCCATGATGACCACATCATATTTGCACGCGGTTTCAATCATCCGTTCAATCCACGGTGTCCAGATAATGGGAGTAGGACTGCCCTTGTAATTCCACAGGAGATTGATGGCGTTCTTAGCGTGTCCATACCTGCCCAGCCCTCCCTTCTCTTCGGGCCATGCGTATTTGAAGCACCAGAGTTCGATGTCCAATTCCGAAACTCCGTACTCCCATTGTCGTCCGTAGCGGGTAAAGTGTCGTGCCATTTTAGATTCTTTCTATATCCCAGTTGTCGAGGGTTAGTGTGTGGTCGTCGTTCAGTTCCCGGTACGCGTACAATAGAATGAGAAGAGCGTCCGCGTTCTGTAGCGTCACCTTTGCGCCGGGGAAGTTCTCCATCGCTATACGTTTCAGGTTGTTCTTCCACTTGGTCCGGTCCCTTGCGGTTAGTCCCGTATCATACGCGCCCATAGCCCGCATCCATACGATTGGGGAAACCTTTGTGACGGTGTACCCCGCCGCCGCGGCGTAACCGAGGACCTTCCCGGTTGCCTCTCCCAATACGCCACTACTTCTCGGATTGGACACCTTGCCGCCTCCGCTCATGGCATAGCTCATCTTCTCAATGTACATGATACGATGACGGCTACGTGGCAGTTTGTTCAATATGATTTCCAGTTCCCTTTCGTCTTCTGGCATGTGCTTTATCCAGATTTTCTTGCTCCGGGTGTCCGCGAGTACAAGGGCACCGTGGGTTCCGGGGTCAACTCCTACTAGTTGCATAGGAGAATATATCCCACAAAGTCCAGAAGGTCAAGCACAAAAATAAGACGGCCACCATAGCGTACTATGATGGCCGAATGGAACGTGCTCCTTTTTTACCCGCAATGCGGTGCTACGGGATAAACCCGTCAGAGCCGGGAGGGGGTTACTTGGTTACCGCGGAAAGGAGGCCCATCTCTTGGATGGCTTCAACCTGTCCTTCCACAGGATGCGGTTTGAACTTGAGATACGCTTTGGCGTAGCTGTTCTTCCCGTCGCGGGAGACGGCGCGTTGTGCACCAATCTGCACACGGAAGGGCAGGGAGCCGAGCTTACTACCCTTCAACATCATGAACTGGATGAAGGGAGCACCAACGCCCGTGTACTGGTTACCTTCCGGGGTGTATCGTGCCAGCGTCCACTGGTCGCCCATGAAGTCAATGGTGAAGAGAGCGTCAAGGTCATCCTCGGTGGTACTTGCGTCCTTAATACCCTGCGGCTTCTTAACCAGTAGCCACATGGCAAGGGCACGGTTGACCTGCGACTTGTCGAATCCTTCTGCTTCATACTCTTCCTTCGTATTCCACGTCTTAGCGTAAACGCCGGGCTGACGTTCGTTGTACGGGATGTATTCGCGGAAGAACTTACGAGCCTTCAATACGATACATTCAAGAGGATTATTGCGCTCGGCAACGACCAGACCATTGAGAAGGAACGCGCCCAAACTGCCAATCGGTTCTTCCAATTTGGCTTCATCACAAGAGGCTTGCCACAGTTTGAGGTAGGGAATCTGGATGTCCGAAGCGTCGGTCTCGCCCTCGAAGGAGTGGTATTCCGTAGCGGTTGCGAGTTGATTGGGTTCGGGAGTTCCCAGTTCCAATGCGTCTTCCGGGTCCATTCCCAAGGTTTCGTGTTCTGTTTTCTTAGTAGCCATAGTATTCGTTTATTCTTGGTTTTGGGTTGAGGGCTTGGGGATTTATATAAGTAACTCTTTAGTACTTATATAATTACCGCTTCAACGATTCGCTACGCTAGAAAGAGAGTACCTCTTCGTCGCGGAACTCGAATCTCCACGGTCGTCGGCTTTGTTGCCCGTTCCCCACTCCCCGTGGGTACGTGGTTGAATGTATCATAGTTCAGGATTTTGTCAAGAACTTTATTTGATTTTGAGCAAAGCCATCGCGCTCGTCACTTCTTTCACTACTCCAAGTTCTTGAAGCTCTTCGAGCAACGATTCCTTGGCCTCCTTCATCTCGGCACGGGTGGCTCCTTCAACTTTGTTTTTATCTACCACCATGTCAAGAAGCTTCGACACAGGGAGGCGGGAGATGCTGTCCAGAATTTCCTCTGGGGAAATGTACTGCTCGACGTAGGCACGGAAGGCATCATTGTCCACCTTCACGGTATTGCCTCGCCGTGCGTACTTCCATCCGGGAACATCAACGCCGCAAGCGAAGAGGGTCTTGGCATAGTCCTTATGCACCTTGTTGGCCTCCGCGATAATGTTCGCAAAGGAAAGAAGGGAGCCAAGGGTTTCCGGGTTGTCCATCGCCGTACCGACATTGTCAATCATTCCCTCGGCTAGGTCCTTGTCCTTCAATACTTTAAGTGAGAAGTTACGGGCCATGCTAGTCACCTTCTTACACCGGGCGAGACGGGAACAGTAGGGGCAGACATGCGGAGAGGATGAGTAGGCATAGGGATTCTCCGCATCACGGCAATGGCGGGCAATGACTGCGGACATGTTTCCCCTTGCGGTAGCCTCGTCCATAGGGACTGCGGACATGTCAGTGGTAAATTTTGGACCCTTACCGTCGCGGTAGAACGCCGCAATCTTCATGCTTTCGGTCTGGCTGGGTTGTACCACCGCAAGGATAATACGCTTACATTCAGGGCGTTCTGCCATTTCCAGCAAACCATAGTAGATGAACTGGGTATTCTCGGCAGGGTCGGATACGGGGACCATTCCCATTTTGTAGTCGATAATCATGGAAGTATCGCCATGCCGGACAAGAACGTCAGCCGTTCCGGTTTGTGCTTCGTCGTCTGGGTTGAAGACGATTCCTTCAAACTTGTGTTCGGGGAGTACTTCTACCTTGTCCGTTTGTACCTCGGTTGCGAAGATGGACATGAGCCTATCCACCATGTTGGATGCCGCAGTGTAGAGGATGTGCTCATGCTTGGTAAGAAGGGATTCTGGGTTCTTGGTTTCGAGGGCCGCGTGAACACGGGTTCCAATGGCCGCCGGGGAGAAGTCATCCTCTTCTTCCTCTTTAGTCATGGGGCGAGGCACATATCCGGGACAGGTGGCGAGCAATGCCATCTTACTCGGACTGTACTTGCTGTGAGTGTTGGTTTCGTTATTAGCCATTTGATGTTAATGCGTTAAGACAAATTTCTTTTGTGTTGAGTGCTTGAATAATTCTTTCTTCCACCGTACCGGAGGCGGTCACGATGTATTGCAATGTGTGTGACTTTGCACCGAGGCGGGCGATACGTCCTTGTGCCTGTAGCAAATTGACGATTGCGTAGTCCGGCGAGATGAGTGCGGCGCGGGGGGGGCCACCCTCCGTATCGTGGAGAGACACACCCGTTCCTCCTGCACTAATCTGCACGAGAGCGAGAGGAACATCATTCCGTTGGAACTTGTCCACCTCTTCCTGTCGGTTCTTCCCAGTCACCGCTCCACTAATCTCGGCATAAGCGATTGTCTTACCCGATTTATTGTTAATGAGTTCCGAGAGTGTGGAGAGACTGTCGAGGAAGGACACGAAGATGGCGACGCTATATCCGCTGTCCAGAAGTTCAACTGCCTTCTCTGCCATCGTGGGGAGCTTAGCCAATTCAGATTGCTGGCGAAGCCGAAGGAGTTCAACGATAGCAGGAAGTTCGATTCCCTTCTCGTTAGCCCGTTCGATGGACTGGTCCCACGATTTGTCCAGCTTGTCAAGTGCTTTCTGCAACTGTTTAATCTCTCTCATACCTTTCATGTCTACGTCCACGGACAGATATTCGATTCTATTCTCCGGGAAGAATGTGTCAAGTCTATCCTTGTCAATCTCCGTCATAACGCCAGCAGTGAAGAGCTTTTGTTTCAGGTTCTCCATCATGGCGTGGTTACGTGGGTTGAGCTTAAACTCGATGCCTCCCCAGAAGCTATCGGTGCATCCGTGCATGCGTGCCCAGAGCCAGAACCCACGCCGAGGGTCTTGAATCCACTTGGCATACGTTGCGGGAACGCTCATGTCAAGAGGGGAGACGAAGGGAGTGGCAGAGAGCATAATCGTTGGAAGCCTTTGATGAGCCGCAGTTAATGCCATGATGTTGCTCTGGCTACCATACGTTTTGGCCTTGTGGCTTTCATCGAGGACAAGCAAGGAATCGTCGGGAAGGGTCCAAGCCCCGAAGACTATCCGGGACTTGGGAACCTTTGTAGGGCGTTTGTAGTAGGAGGTACTCCCCCGGCGCACCTTCTCCCATGAGAGGACATCCACCGCGTCCGCTCCTTGCTGTTCAATCGCTCGCTTCCATTGGGTCACTACGATGGCAGGGCAGACGACGAGAAGTCTCTTGCCCATAGCCTTCGCGGTTTCGATAGTAACCAATGTTTTCCCCGTACCCGTGCAGGATTTATTTATCACATAGCCGTGCCGGGTAATCGCGTCCACCATATCGTGGATGCAATCTTCTTGAGGAGGGAATGGAGTAAGCGCGCTCATTTGCGATACTTGTCCATGATTTCAGGTTCGGCAAGGAGCGGAAGGGAAGAAGCCCACTGGGGAGTATCTTCCATTATCTGTTCGATGCGCTGGGCGTATTCCTCGGCACGGTCAGCCGGGACCATCACTACGGCTTCGTCATGCACGAGAAGGATAGGTTGCGCACCCTCTAATTCCTTGCACAAGCGATTGAACGTGCGGACCATGAGGTCACGTGCGATTGACTGGATGTTATTGTTGCTAAGGAGGTTAGTATTGACGATGGAGGACTTGTATCCGAAATCGACGCAGGTTGCGACGTAGGGGCGACGACCATCCTTCGGCTGAACCAGCTTCTTGTAACAGTTACGATAATAGAGCTTCCGGCCAGAGGGAAGGGTGAGCGCGAAGCTATGGGAGGGGGTACGATAGCCGCGAGCCGCTAATGCGTCCAACTCTCTCCACCACGCCACCACTTCGGGGCTACGACTGCGATACATGTCCACAATCGCTTGGCACTGGTTTTTATCCATTCCGGGGTTCGCACGCTGAATAGCTGACCAGCTTGCACTAAAGCCGCAAGCAAGTACCCCAGCCTTCACATGCTGACGAAGGTCCGCTTTTCCCGGTGTTTCCTTGCAGTACTGTTTGAAGTCCTTAACGTCCGCGGGGATGAGGCCCCAGCCTTTCGCGTTAGCGGCATAGATGTCCTTCTCACCGCCACGGAGTGCGTTAAGAATTTTCTCCTGCCCACAGAGCCAAGCGGTCAGACGTGCTTCAATCCCTGCCCAGTCACATACCACGAGCTTATACCCTTCGGGTGCTTGAATAGCGTTGCGCTGGTTAAAGCCCAGAACGTCTTCACGGTTAAGCTGTTGCAGGTTGAGCTTATCTCCCCCGGCAGTCCAACGGCCCGTACTTGCGCCACAATAGGTCAGGGTGTAGGGTAGACGTTCTATCCCTTCATGGTCAGTATAGACGCGGGAAAGCATACGCTCTGTAATGCTAATCATGCGGTTCACGCTCCTGTACTTCCCGATAAGAGTTACCCACGGAACGAGATGGCCATACTCTTCCAGCCAGTCCGTAAAATCTTCGCTGGACTTGCTGGTGGTTGTGGGGGGCGGGATGTTCAGTTCCTCGCACGCTCTACGTAGTTGGGGAATGGAGAGTTTCTTTTCAAGCGGGATAGCTTCCTTGTATTCCTCCTGCGCCTGATGGAGTTTCTCCAATCCGTCAAGAAGATACTGACGGGAAGTCGGAACTCCGCGCCATCCCATGATGCAGGTATTGAGCCAGCATTCCCGTTCATCTTCCGGCCAGAAGTTCTTCATCTTGTCCCACACGGCGAGACAGTAGTAACTATCGCCCGCCACGTATTCCTTCATGTCGTCAGGGATGACCTCCATCTTGCGGAAGTCAACGCCTTCGGCTTTGGCTCGGACTTCTTTGCTAATCTCTACACCCCAAAGCTTTGCGACAATCTTGTCAAGAGAGCCATAGATGGCGAGATAGTTGGAAGCGGCACGGGAACAGAGCCACTCCTTGAAGGGCGGCCGGAAACTGGGAGTACATGGGATGCCCTTGGACCCCGGCGCGTGCAATCCAAAGAGGTAAACGGCATAGTCGAAGCTGGCGTTAAACGCGACGAGGGTTTTGTCCTTCGTAGTTTTCTCCCAGTCAAAATCCTTCGGATGTCCTACCCAGCAATACTTCCCGTCATAGACGGACATGATGTATGCGTCGAACCGCGGGTCCAGACAGTAGGAATGCGGGTCCATGAACTTAAGGGAATATTTCCCTTCATAATACGTTTCAAAGTCAACGGCAAGAGTATCGCCTGTGAGTTTGGTCTGGTCGTCTGTAATCTCCATTTCATACCCCGGAATGCGAGGCAATGAAAATGATATAGGGTTCTTATCTATTTCTTCGTGCATTAGTGTTTGGGCGTATTTAGTTGTTCCTTCGCTTGCGCGTAGTATTCTTGAGGTGTGCTCATAGGAATTCCGGCGGTTCTGTCCTTCTTGTACATCTTGACGGCACGGTTCATGCGGTTCACGACTTCCCGGCATTTTTCGTTTGTAAGGAATATCCCATCCTCAAAGGAGAAACCTTCATCCCGTCCGGTCGCCGCGACGAGGCGCAATGCGAGAATGGCGATGTCGGTTGCCTCCTTTACGCGGTCCTCCGCGTCAGCTTCCCGGTATTCTTCAATCTCCCACAGAAGATGGCGCAGGAGGTCAGCGGCTGATTCCTCTAATCCCATATAGGAGAAGTGGGTATCAACTGTTTGGGCGGCGATTGCAATTTCGTTGTACATAGTTTAGAGTGATATGATTATGAAGAAGAGGGTGACCAATGTCGCGGAGAGGCCAAAGATATTGACGTTCATGTCCCGGTTACTCCGTTTCAATAGATGTGTGAGGGTGATGTAGATGAAGGACCATACCCACAGAACGATGAGGACGAGAATGAGCGAGAAGATGAGGGAGGCCAGTAGGGGCATACCATTGACCAGAAAGCCCACAAATAGGGAGAGGTAATAGATGCCCATGTAGGGGGATAACTCGGCTAGGTCTTTCATGATTAGCTCTTCATCGCATTATAGAGGCAGAGTATAGGGACTAAGTAGAAACCAGCGGCGGCGACCGCCCCAAAAAAGAAAGAATCCTTCTTCGGAATGGAGTTCACCGTAACAACAAAGAGAATTTGAAGCACGTGACTGCCGAGTACCGCTAAGAAGCACGTCATCCACGAATATTCAGGAGAATACCCTTTAACCACTAGGGTAAGGACAAAGGGTATGAATGAGAGAACCGGAAGCATCTGCTCCAACGTGTCCTCGAGGTTATCCCTAAATCTTTGAGAGTAGTCCATGTTTTCCAATGTCATAAGTCTTTTGGGCATAAGAGGTTAGATTTAGTATTCACCTTCTTCTTCCTGCAAGTCGATAATCCAGTCAAGACTATCAATGCACTTGTTCAGCTGGTCACGCTTCTGGCTAAGTTCATACCGTTCGCGGAGGTTCTGGTTCTGCGCCTTCAAGTTGGCGAGACGTTCATTGGACGGGCGGCCCAGCTTCTTGCCATTCTTGCTATAGCCGGGGCGAGGGGAATCCGCAACCTCGGTAACGTGCGTATTCTTCATCAAGTTGCCAAGACCATCAAGGAGATTGATTAGCTTGACAATGCGGTTGTGATTATTGCGAAGGGACTTCAAGTCCGCTTCGGCTTTTTCCACCTGTGAGCGAAGCTCGGATTCAAGAGCTTTCAACTCGGTAATCATGTTGTCGTCGGTCGTCGTAGTCATGTTTATTGCTGGTTTGCTTTTTATTATTCTATGGGATTAGCGGAACGGGATTGGTCCCGCCCCGGAATCCCGGTGACGAGGCCAATGTATCATAGCTTAGTGGGGTTTATATACTTTACTTTGGTCATGTTTGTGTATTTCTATAATTACCGCTTCAACGATTCGCTACACTAGAAAGAGAGTATCTCCTTTTTGTGGAACTCGAATCTCCACGGTCGTCAGCAGGTTTACTGCTCGTTTCCCACTCCCCGTGGGTACAGAAGTTATCAATGTTTATAGCGGCATTCAAGTCTCGGTCAAGACTAAACCCGCAAGTATGACAAACAAATGTTCGTCTATTCAAATTCTTCATCTCCTTATTCCGCGCACCGCAGTGCGAGCAAAGTTGGGATGAAGGATAAAACCGAGAGACCAGTTGAAGGGAACGTTCATACCATTCGCACTTGTACGTTAGTTGTCGCTTAATCTCGCCGAAGCTGGCATGAGCAATGCTTGCGGCAAGGCAATGGTTCTTCATCATTCCCTTCGTATTGAGGTCTTCCATTCTTATTACTTGGTTCTCGCTAACAAGAGTGGAGGTGGTTTTATGTATGAAGTCTTTTCGCTGATTGGAAATTTTACGATAAAGGTTGCGCATACGTTTGCGAGCTTTGAGCCTTCTCTGGGAATCTTTCTTCCTCCTAGATACAACTCGGTGTGCTCGCTTCAATCTGCGTTCCAATCTTCGGTTACGTTTAAGATGGAAAGAAGTGCCGTAGGAGGTAGTGACCGCAGTCTTTACTCCAAGGTCGATACCTACGGATTCATGAATAGGAGCAGGTAACTCTTTTGGAGAAGCATCAAAGAGGACAGAACAGTAGATATAGTCTCCGTCTGTGCTAATCGTTGCGCGTTTATACTCCACCTCCGGCAGGTAGTTCCTGTTGTAGAATTTAACAGAGCCTATCTTTGGAAGCAGAATGTGGTTACTATCCTTGAGTCGAGGTACTTTGCCATTCTTAGTAGAATATGATTGCCTACTATCTCTCTTGCTTTTGAACTTCGGATACTTTGCTTGTCCGGTGAAGAACCGCTTGAAAGCATTGTCAAGGTTTGCAAATACGTATTTGAAGAGTTGAGAATCTACAGTACTTAGCCACACATATTTCTCTTCTGTGCTCTTCAAATGGATTAGCTTCTTATTCAGGTCAAAGGCCGTCGGCCACTTTTCCCTGTCCTTCTTTTCCTTATCTTTATTCTCTTCCCAATGCTTTGTGAGTTGTTCCAGCCCCCAGTTGTAGACGAACCGAGCCGCGCCAAAGTTCTGACGAAAGAACTCGGCTTGCGCTTTATTCGGTTTTAGTCTTACTTTACGGGACTGGAACATTGTTGAGATGGCGTTACCTTATCAGAATTTTATCGCTTGTCAAGAAGTTTTTGGGAGGAATTTTTGAGGGAGTTGTAACTCGCTTACTATCCTACAATTACTTCTTGGCGTTGTTTGTCCTGTTCTTCCCAATCGGGGAATTCCCGATACCAGCGGGCCTTAGTACTGTCGCTTGCGTACTTGAGCCAGTCCTCTACATGAAGGAACTTCATGCGCCGTCTTCCTCCCGACACCTGTTTCGTTTTCCACCATGCTTCGTCTTGGAAGTAAGTGGTGATGGCGGTCTTGAACCCTGCGAGGGACTGACGCTTAGGAGCGTTAGCGGAATGCGGCTGGTCGGTTACTACTCTGGTATCTCGGATGGTGTAGAGAATATGCAGGAGAGCTTGCGGCCCCGTATAGGTGATGGGAATGTGCTTCCACAAAGGATTGCCCTCCTTATCCGTATCTACGTCCCAATCAACCGGACGAAGCTGGGTCACAAGGGATTCCTCCGCGGATTCCCGCATGCCATACTTGGTGTTTATCTCTTGGGACTTCTGCACCACTATGCTTACAAGTTCGCTAACATCCTTGCTTAGCGAGTGGTAGTTCTCATACACCTGCGCCCATAGTTGCTGTATATCTATGGAATCACGAACCTTCTTCGCCGTAGCTAGGTCCCCTCCCATACTGCGGACATAAAGGACAGAGTAGCGGCGGTTCCCCGTGGCATCCGTCAGCGGGTTGGGGTCGTTGGATGTACCAATGAACACCGCTTTCGGCTTATACATCCGCTGGTCACGCTGGTATGCCGCACGGGTCTTGGCGGGCTGAATGTCAAGAGCGTTCTTCACCTTGTTAGCGTCCTCCGGGTTGGAGAGGATTCGATCAATCTCGTCCAGCTGGATAACATGGGTACTGCTCTTCTGCACGATAGCATCCTTCTCATTATGGATGTCAAAGCTACTCGTGAAGCATCCGGGATAGTCGGCAAGGAGCTTAGAGGCCCAGTAAGATTTACCGCTACCTTGGCTACCAATGAAGATGGGGCAGAAGATGGGGCACATGTTATTAACATCTTCCATCGACTTCTCCATGTGGTCGAGGACCGTGTAGAGCCATGTACGAAGCACGAAGTCCAGCCACTCTTCTTCGGTATAGCCTTCCGGGGCCATGCCCTCTTCCAGTTCGAGAGTACGGATGTACTGCCCCACTCGGTCAATACCATCCCAAGGTTTTACGCACAAGGTGGATGCGAGGGGGTGGTAGAAGAAGTTGGTGGAGATACTGCGGAAGGTTGCGTCCAGTTCGTGCTGTAATTTGGAGGTAGCCATTCCCACTGCCAGATAGCTGGCCCACTTGCCCGCAATGTGGTTCACGAACTCCGGGTCGTAAGGATAGAGCCTTCGGCTCACGAGGTCCAGCACCAGTTTGGTCTCATTAGCTACATCGGTCACAATGCGGAGACCAATGGAGGCAAGAAGGAAGCTAACATTAACGAACGATACGGAAACGATGTCCTTCTTGGGGTCCTTCATGGGGAAGTCGAGAGTAGCCCAGCGTTCAGGTTTCTTTGCCTGATAAGCCTTCCCCTCTGGTAAGGGTCCGGTCTCGGCAAGGATTTTCTTTAGCTCTGCGTCGGGGTTATATATCTTATCCAGCAAGGATTCAGATTCAGCATCCGTAACCGGAGGGGTTATGGTGGCAATGTCTCTGTTCTCGATGTCCAGCACATACATGCGGAACAGGTCATTCATGCTCTTCACCTTCCGGTCCTTGTCTTGGCAGGAGCTATGGAGGCAATGGAACCATGAGGTAGATGGGAAGTCCCGGACAATGTTGAATTGCAGGTCACGGTCGGCACGGTGTCCCGTGCATACGCTTGCGCACGCGGGGCACATGCCGTACATGTGATTCCCCTCCCAGCGCATTGCCCGGAAGCCCTCGGCCTGTTCGGCGTAGCCATTATCGTCCAGCCACTTGGGGAACTCGGAGATAAGAATGGGAAGCGGGTCCCGCTCGGTCAGGAGGTCATCCTCTGCCGCGGGAGCCACGGTTTCCTTGGTAGCCCGTTCGACCAGCTTGTCAAGGGAGGGCACGGTAAATACCTGCGGCGTATCCTTAGCCCGTTCCACCAACTCCCCGTGGTAGAGGAACTGCAACCGGGAGATGTCCTTACATGCGGGGTCGCAGGTCAGACCGGAGAGGTTGTACACTTGGTCCCACAGATATTTGCAGATTAGCTGATGACGAGCCTGTCGGATGGCCGCGACGTACTTGCCCATATCCGGGATATGGGTATCCGTGGAATCCGTGGAATCCGTGGAATCCGGGGGTTCCAAGATGTTGAGAGCCTCGCGTGCCCGTTCATCGACTTGGACGAAGAACTTGAACCCGCCACTGGGGCTGACGTACCCGAACAGGTAACCGGGCAAGTGGGAGAGCTTATCCTCGGCAATGCGTTTAAGTTCCTCCGTAGTGGCGGGGTTCGTATCTTCATCCTTCTTCTTTAGGTCAATGTCCAGACCAATGATGCCGGAGTGGGACCAGAAGGAGATAGCCCGGCGCAATGCGGTTCGCGGGTCAACGGTCTTCTTATTCTCGCCCAGCATAGATGGGACGGAATGGAAGATGACGGAAGGGATGAGGGCAGGAAGCGCGTTCTTGACCTTCACCTCACCGTCAGGGCTGTTCTCCTTCCATCGGGTATAGACCTTCTCATAGGCGGGAGCCAATGGTGCACGAAGCGGCCGCCCTGCCTGTTTATCGAGAAGGAGTGATAATTGGAGACTTGTCTTTAACCGCTCGTCCGCGATGTCGTTACTGCGGAGGAAGTTAATGAGACAGTCGATTGTAATTGCCTGTGGATTCTTTCCGCTTCCGGTAAAGACGCGGGGAGCGTTACTCCGCTCCAACAAATCCCAAGGCGTGGGGATTAGAGTAATGGATTGCATACTTTTATGAATGAGGCCAGTGGAGCGTGGACGGCGTATTCCACACCCTGCGGCCTATGGTTTGAATTGCCGTCCGGAGGTCGAACGGTGTCCGAGGCTACCATGGGTTCCGGGGGTTGTCAAGTAGAATCTACGGCCTATAACAAGCACGTAACAAGCAATATTTAGAGTAGTTGTTACGGTAAGTGATTGAGTATATACGACTTAACAACTATAACAAGCATAACAAGCAAAAATCGTAGTTAAACGTGTACGCACCTCGTCCTCGTGCCGTATGGCGGTCGCGCTATGCGCTCCGCGGACCATGTTTTTATGATAGGGATAAGGCTAAAACGAAGAGGTATTGAAACTGAATGAGTTAGCGTAACAACCCCTCTAAATCTTGACGTAAGCTATTAAGAGCCAAGGACTTAACAACTGAAGCACGAAAGAGGTTGTTACGCTGGACCATTGAAACTGAATGAGTTAACAACTATAACAAGCAAACAAGCAAATTCTACAGACTCTATATATGTGTATATAGGGCCTCCCCTATACCCCTCTTTTCTTATATAACTACTATTTTTGCTTGTTATGGTTGTTATAGTTGTTAAACTATTAAAAAAGAAGGGGTTAGCGTAACAACTACTCTAAATCATGCTTGTTATAGGTTGTTAGTAGATGTTACAAGATTGAGAATGAACGGATTAAGAGAACAGCATTGGGCATCAGCCACTTATGAGTATGGGGTTCTCCGGCTAAAGAAAAACCCTTCGGAAGCAGGACATGCCTACCTCCGAAGGGCTACGCCTTGGGAACATCAACCTAGGAGATGGGTGACAGGAGGGCGTTGCTTCGAGTAGGTCTTACTTCTTACCTTACTGCCTACCCTCCGCGCGTTGCCCTCCTGTCTGGCCGTATAATACCAGCCCCCTCGAAAAAGTCAAGACAATCCTCTGTTATTGTGTTATTTTGTTATGCACGCGTATATACGCGCCCACATGTGTGTATGCACCATCTCCAAATCCCCTGAATTTAATCGAGGGTCCTACCCTAGAACGCGCCGCAACCATCCCTCCGCTACAACTATCCACCCGGACCCCATCCCCTCCTTCTACCTCGCCACACTGGATTAAATTCGTAAACGCGTCCATCACGCTGATTTCCTCTTGACTTTCTCCCCTGATGTGATATGTTGCACCTGTTCGCTCCGAACGGCAACCGAACCAGCTAAGCTCAATGCTTCTGGCTATCCCAAGCAAGGAACTTGCTCGCCACAGGAGCGGACCAAACACTCTCCTTTCTACAGGCATTTTCCATAGTTACGCCCGTGGGTAGTCTCGTCAAGCTACCTGCGGGCTTTTTCTTTACCGCCAAATCCGTGAGAGCCGCTCCCTCGCATTATGCCCGCCGTGCGCAAATTTGGTCGATGGTAGTGCCCTATCTCCTGTTTCATGACTAATGTACCATCTCGCTACCTATACCCCGCCACACTCTAGTAAATTTGCCCGAATTTAATCGAGGGTCCTACCCTAGAACGCGCCACAACCGCTGGTCCGCTATAACTACCTGCCCGAAGAGTATGCCCGCCTTCTAGGTC